ACCGGATGGCCGCGCTTTGGTGCCCCCCCCCCCACGTGGCGCGCTGGTGCCCGTTCGATGGTGCCCCTCTCCACGTGGCGCCCTGGTGCCCGCGCGTTCCCTTTACTCCTCCACCCAGTTTAGCGCTTATTTGGAGTCCGCGAAATGAGTTAACCGCATTTTTTGAGTTCCGGAAATCGTACATGTATACTGATAACTTTAATTCAAATTAAAGTTGAATTAACTTTGATTGACCAGTCATTTCGCTCTTGTCCCACTTTTCCTCTTCTCGCGCGATTTGTTGTAGACCGTTGGATAGTATTATCGTGCAATATCCTATTGCATTATTGGAGTTGAAGTGAGTGGCGCGAGAAAGATGAGGACCCATTGTACGACTTGTTCGACGTGTACCAGTTAAGTCGTTGCTGTGCAGGTAATTTAAGTCAGGAAATGTATATTTAATTCTGTGGGTATGGTGGTCGAATCAAGGTCTCTGGACATATTTAATATGTACTCTGCTAAGTTCAGACGTGTTCAGTCAAGTAATTACCGCCGTAATTACAGAAGGAATACAATATTTAAGCCTTCTGTTGGCGTAAAGCGGTACGATGGAAAACGTCGTTCTAGTCAGCATAACAAGGCACATGAAGAGAGTAAGATGTCAGCCCAGAGGATACACGAGAACCAGTTTGGGCCTGAATTTGTCATGGGCCATAACACAGCCATTTCAACGTTCATCACATTCCCTAGCCTCGGTAAGACCGAGCCTAACCGAACCAGGTCATACATCAAGCTAAAACGACTTCGTTTTAAGGGAACTATCAAGATTGAACGTGTACATACAGACGTCGTCATGGACGGTTCAAGTCCAAAGACCGAAGGAGTATTCTCTCTTGTGGTCGTCGTGGACCGTAAACCCCATCTCGGTTCAAGTGGATGCCTCCACACATTTGATGAGCTCTTTGGTGCCAGAATCCACAGTCATGGCAACCTAGCCATATCACCGTCTCTGAAGGACCGATTCTACATAAGACACGTGCTGAAACGTGTGTTGTCTGTGGAGAAGGATACATTAATGGTTGATCTTGAAGGGACGACGTCGCTCTCTAACAGGCGTTTCAACTGTTGGTCTTCGTTTAAAGACCTTGACCGTGATACATGTAACGGCGTTTACGCAAACATAAGCAAGAACGCCCTGTTAGTTTATTACTGTTGGATGTCTGACTCTCCGTCTAAGGCATCGACATTTGTATCATATGATCTGGATTATATTGGATAAATATAACTTAAGCATTAATATAAGCGCTCGAATGGGCATTGTATTGAATAATTGGGTTTAATTTAAAGATTTGGGCTGTGGAGGAGTACAATTTGTTTTGATACATTCCTGGACCGCAGTCCGAACTAACTCGTTTAATTGGGCCTCTGACATGGTTATATGCGATTCGACCCGCCTTGCAGCAACTATGGAGGCAGAGTCACCTGGGTCTAACATGCTGGTACCCAGTCTGTGTAGTCCTCGATACGGGTGTGCTGCGTTCTCCACGTCTGATTCCGTGCTGGATTGACCGATCCCTATGGCACTTCTGTTAGCCCAGGTCTCACCTGGATCGATTGATATTGGGCTGGGAAGCCCAAGTTTTACTGTTGATGTGGATCGGATCAATTTCCTTTCCCATTTGCCATAGCCCACATGGCAGAAATCGATATCCCTGTCCGTGAACTGTTTGGACAGGATCTTGACCGTTGGAGCTCGGAAAGGAATATCCACCGAATGTTTCGCCGTTGATATCTTGAGCTTCCCTTTGAACTTCGCGAAGTGGGTCCTCTGATGAACATTTGTGTCGCTGACCCTATAATAAAGCTTCCATGGGATCGGGTCTTTGAGGGAGAAGAACGACGAGGAGAAATAGTGAAGGTCTATGTTACACCTGATCGGGAAAGTCCATGACGCCTGTAAGGATTCGTTGTCAGTCATCCTCTTGTCGTGGATTTCGACGATGACGGAACCTGCGGCGTTTATGGGTACCTGTTGTCTGTATTCGATGACGCAATGGTCGATCTTCATACAGCTACGACTGAGTCTGGCGCTTATCTGAGCCGCCGCAGAAGGAAATTGCAGTACTATCTCAGTTAGGTCATGAGAAAGTTGATACTCATCACGCTGAGATTCTATATAATTAAATGCACTGGGCGGATTAACTAACTGAGACTCCATTGTTAAGTTTAATTTAAAAGAAAAGGGCCGCGCAGCGGAATGTTAAGAGAAGTGAACGAGAAAGGGTGATAGTCGAACGGGGAAGAAGACGTGAGTGAAATGAAAGATTAAATTGAAAGAGTAAAGTGAATAAGAGTTTAATTAGGGTTCCGGCGACTTGTACCGTCGACGGATGGAGAGGAGAGAGAAAGGAAAATGTCTGCTATTTTGATCCGGATATGTCCTGTTTAAATAGAGTTGGTGTCTATGAGTAATGATCGAATGGTCCTACAGTTAACTCTAAAACGACGTGGTTCGGATGGCATTGTTGTAATAAGAAGCTTAGCACCGATTGGGGTCTCTCAAAACTTGCTCTGGCAATTGGGGTTTGGGGTCTTATTTATACTAGAACCCCCAATAGAACTCTCAATCCTCATCGCACACGTGGCGGCCATCCGTTATAATATT